ATCCACCCTCGAGAGTAATCAGTGTTGGATCGATCGCCAAAGCAACACGCGCCCCGGAGCCAAGGCGATAGAAATTCACCAAGCCACCTTTGTCCACAGAAGGAACAGGTGACTGCGGAGAATTCACCGCAGCATAGTTCTGGTCAAAGACGCTGAAGCCGGTGAGGTCAGTGTAGGCGGTGGCGCGTTTGATGATGCCACCCAAGGCAACATCTGCACGAGTTACGGGCGGACGTTCCTGGGGAACACTTTCACCAATGGCCACACCACCGAACATCGGCAGAGTCTCAGAAGTAGCGAGCCAGCCACCGGAAAGCGCGAACCGTGTTGCCGGATCTGGCATTGCGGTGCCAACAATGAATCCGTCGGATTCAATGTTGAACATTCCAGCCGCATTGGTCTGGACGTAGGGGTTCAGTTGCATTTGAACTGTCCTTCCTTAGAGTGGGAGGGAGGGGTTAGATTGACTGCAGGGTGCGGAACGAAGCGACCCTCCGTCCCGGCCGACCCATGCTCTTGACGAAGGACTCCCTTCCATAGAAGACAGTCTCCCGTCCGCCGGTGGTCGGGTTGATCTTCGTAACCGCACGCAATTCCCCTGCCTCCAAATCCACAGGATTGGCCGCAGCGGTAGTTGCGTCCGAATAGATCTGAGTCTCGATGGGGCCGAAAGCCTCATCCGGCAATGCAGAGAGCTTTACGCCCTTCCACATAGACGAATGTTTCTTCAGCTTGGTAGCAAGACGACGACGATAGTCGCCAAGTCCTTCGCCCTCCAGCGGGCGAGGAGCACGTTCGCCAAAACCAGCGAACACAGCATCAGCACGCGCCTGAGCATCCGCAAACGCGGCGTGTTCATCATCGGACCTGGGCTTTACCAAACCCTCGAGACGAGTGATGATGGAACGTTGGTCTGCGATCTGACGACGGAGTTCTCCGATATCATCCGCCTTGGCGGCCGCATCGTCCTTCTTCTTGTCATCGTCGTCGGACTTCTTGTCATCATCATCATCGTCGTCGTCCTTTGCCTTCTTTGGAGGCGGGAAGGCATCAGACTTCTCCTTGCCATGCTTGATCTCGAGCTCACCGTCGTCGTCCTTCTTCAACGCGGCCGGAGGCTTTGCTCCATCATCTTTCGATGACGCCTTAGCATCGTCAAGGATTTTAGTCTTGGGAGCTGTGATCGCATCACCCTTCGACTTGGCAGAATCCTTGCGGTCGTCGTCATCGTCATCGTCGGACTTGGCCCTTGCGGCATCATCCTTCTTTCCCTTGTCGTCATCGTCATCATCTCCTTTGATCGGATTTTTGCTTCCTGGGCCGGTTTCCAGGGCATCCATCCGCTTGGTAAGAGCATCCATCTTCGCAATCGCGTCGGACAGCATGGTATCGACGCTCACAGAGTCTGCAGCCATGAATCCCTCCTATAGGTAGAGCTGCCATTCACCATGCGCAACGTCGCCGCGCACTAGCGAACCATTAAATCTCGCCTTGTCATGAACTTTTCTAGTCTATCTGCGAATTGTTGAAGACCACCGGCCAAATCTGCTAAACCGGGTGGAATTCCTTGCAGAACTGGAGCAGGTTCTTCATTTCCCCCATTTACGGGAAGTGGTGGCTCTGGTTCTGCTCCAAAATCCGGCTTTGCGGTTACTTTCTGCTCTTGTGGTTCGCCACTTGCAAGAGAGTCAGCGTCTATTCTAACACCACTGGCATCACCGCCCTTATCCCACACGCCTTTTTCGCAAATTGCAAGATGATCAACGAAACTTGGCTCACCTTCTACAAGCAGAGTGCTTCCATCATCCATTTCGATCGTATAATTGACCTTGGTATCTCTAAAAACGACGCTTGGTGATGTCGAAAGTTCATAATTCACAAGAGCATTCATCGTCGGTTTGTCGTAAATCTTAGCAATTCCCCAGACTTCGTCGCCTTTGACGTAGGGAAGGAACATTGTGCCCACAACTCGCTTGGAAAATTCATCCGAGTTAAGAATTTGAGTGTGAGGGTGCTCAAAGATAATTGGAATTCCGCCACATCGACGTAGAAATTCAGGGCTAAGATAAATGGTGTCACGACGATAGACCCATTCATTGAGCTTTGGTCGGTAACTGAAGCCAGTGCCACTGATTCTCATGTCCACTAAACAGACATTTTCGATAAATTGAGGTGAAGTAAGCTCTTGATCTCTGATTGCTTCAGCTAATTCTAACTCATTCATACCCTTCATTTTCTTCAAAGTAACGTAACAACCAGGATGTAAAGACAAACTATGAGCATTATCAGGATGAATCCACACATAAGCATCGTGTTCATGATTGAATTTAGGGACAAACTCTTCAGGACAATCGTGTCTATATGTGGTAAAATCGACACCGTCCTTAATTCGTCTAGTAAGCACTGGTCCAACTGTGCCGGGATTGTATCCCGTCTCTTCAAAGCATTCTCGAACCGCACAAGTTTCCAAAGTTTCTCCATCTTTCTTCACACCACCAGGGAATGCCCATCCTAAACCATCCGTTCGACGGCACAATAGAATACGACCAGACTGTGCCTTGAACAAAATTCCAGCGGCTACGGTCATTCTGTAACTTCAGGTTGTTTCCCAAGCTTGAAAAAGTCTGCTCTTGGTGCTATAAAGAATTGAACATCCTTAGTAACAGGAAAATTCCGCATAATATCGGAACGTTTCCAAGGCTCAGCCTGCAATGCTGCTTGAGCTTCCTCCTGGGTCGAATGAAGACTCAGAATTCTGATTTGCAAATCGTTCCGTGCCACCAACATCCAGCTTGGATCATTCAAGATTTTATCGCGCCAATTTCTCATAATCCACCCGGTTCTTTTGGATGAACATTTGAAGGTTGCATATTATCCTTTATCTTAGGCTTAACCTTCTGTGGTTGCATCTGAGACTTGCGCTTTTCGAAAGCATCTATACGGGACGAAAGCGCGTCGCACGCTTCTGATAGATGCTTAATTTCCACCGCTTGGCCGGAGGTGAATCCCATGTGCTGATTATCATCCGGCTTAATATCTTTGCCTGGGTGATTGTTGAGGTGTTCATCGTCAACACCTGAGATCGTGCCTTTGTTCTTGCTAGCGTAGAAAACTTCTTCGCCCTTTTCAGATCCGTATTTCGAGACCATCGCTGCCTTAATCTTCTCGCCCTTCTCTGTAAGCGGCATCGGTCAAGCCTCTCATCCCACATTTTGTTGGGCCTTGATTTTTTCTTGGACTGCCATTAGATTCTGAGCTTCCTCCAGATCGCGTTGTTCTTGTTCACGCTTTTTCTGGATTTCCGCCTCATTCTTGGCGAGCCCATTCTGCCACCACTGTTCCATCACTGTAGGCATATACAATCCCATATCTATCTCCTTACCATCCCACCCTGGCTCCGACCTTTCCACCCCAAGTTCCATGTGTCGGTTCTACTGCAAATCCAGCATAACCTGAAGCACTTCCTCGTAATCGCATAATTCCAGTAACACCGAAAGCAACAGAACCATCTTGGGCAAAACCCACACCCCCTGAAACTGAGAATCGTTCATAGTTTTCTAACCACGCAGGTTGAGAAAGAGCAGATGAAATAGCCACTATCTCACCTAGCCGTAGGGAGTTTCCTGGTAAGCCCTGAGGTCCTTGTGGACCCTGAGCACCCTGAGCACCCTGAGCACCTTGAGAACCTTGTTGACCTTGGGTCCCTTGCTGACCTTGTGTTCCTGGCTGACCCTGAGATCCTTGAGCTCCGGGAGTACCTGGAAGTCCCATTACTCCCATCGTGCCTTTTGGGCCTGGAGCTCCGGGCGTGCCGGGAGTACCTTGAGGTCCTGTTGCTCCTGTTGCTCCTGTTGGACCTTGTGGTCCTTGAGGTCCTTGTGGTCCTTGTGGTCCTGCAGGACCAGTACATCCGGTAGTATTTAGAGCAACACCGTAGTTTCCACCAAATCCTGGAACACTAGTATTTATTGTTGAACCAGAAATCATCTGTCCTTTTTGATTAGTTGCAGTCCATGAACCACAGTTTGTTGACCATGGACTGATATTGTCTGCCACTGCTGGCGTACTTAACAGAACTGCTGCTAGAATAATCCTACGCATTTCGTCCCCCTCTTTCCCCATAGATACGACGTCTTCGATTCAGATACCGCTGTGTGATCTGCTCCCAACTTTCTTCCAGTTCTTCCTCAGTCTGCAATTTCCTTGCAATATCAACTAAATCTTTCTCAGACACCTTATATCGGTTCCGTAAAAATCCCAAAGCTTTTCTTGCTTCACTGCTGAGAGGCATTATCGATATGCTCAAGAAGTCTGACTACCTTGGCACTATCAGCACGACTCATCTTTACCTTTGGAATCTCTGGCCGGGGATCTTCTGGTTCCATCCCAGCCGCTTGCTGCTCTTCACGAGCCTTTTGATCTTTCTTAAGTTGTGTGATCAACTTCTTATAGTCAAGATTCAATGGGCTAGAATATAGAAGCTTATTGTTCGTAATAGCGTCACAGATCCATTGAATAAGGCGAGCTTTGTTTTCAGCATCAAAGCTAAATTCCAGAATCTGGTAGATAGCAATCGCTGCCTTCATCTTAGTATCATCAACCTTAACTTGGTCAGAATCCGGTTCACGCAAATACGAAGGCCATACAGCCTGATAACTATTCATCCAATCATAAAAAGCTTCCTTGTAACCAATACCATCATATTTCTCAGGAAATTTTTTCTTTATCGAATTATAGAAACTCGGAGTCCAAGCACGATGCATAACAATACGATCAAGAAATCGATAAACCGGATCCATAGTTTCCCGAAGTCGATCCATATACCGTGCTACAGCCTTCGCATCTTCGGAACCTTCACCAAATCCCTCTGCAAAGGATTCTTGAGTGAGGAGCTTTACTGGCATGTCCACGGCATTTGCGATATTCTCAAGAATATTGCGACGAGCAAGAACATGTGGACCCTCAAGGTTCTGCATGTTCAAGGACTCAATTTCTTCTTCTGGGGTAATGTTTAGAACATTACCAGTTTCAGCTTCTTTTACAAGAGCACGCTTGAAACCTGCTGCCCAGGACATAATATTATCGACGAAATTCCCTGGTTGTTTGATCTTAGCAACAAGAACTCCGACCTTGGTTTCAACAAGATCGTCTGCGATGAGAGATTTGATATAGCTCTTAAGTGGATAAAAAGCACGCTGATAAGCACTACGGCCAACGAAGCCGAAAGCAGAAGAAGTATATCCCAAGTAGATTGGTTTTTCATTCGTCACCGTAACCGACCGGGACGGATGGTAGATAATCCCACTAACTGCGATTTGCGAATACTTCATAAAATCCATTGCATTAGGATTCTGGTTCAATACGAGAGAGCCAGAAGTATTAAGAGGATCAAGTATATTAAAACTGACATTAAGATCAGGCAAATCCCAGTAGTCAATCTTCTCATTACTCTTCATGCCATCTACTAGGAGGGCAATAGAAGCAATGCCATATATACGACTAACAGTAAGGAGGTTGTGTACCAGAAAGTCACCCCCGATCGCTTTCCATTCCTCGTTGAAAGCATCCACACATAATTCACCAGGAGAGTCAGGAACCTTAATATCACGCTTCTGAGAAAGAGCAAGACTAACAGGTCCTTCTACTATACGTGCTCCAAGCGGATGGTAGAGGTAGATTTCTTTACATGTCTGGTAGCTCACAACATCTCCAGGGACAATGTCGGGAGCTACCAGCAACTCCTGCAAGGCATTGCCAGGAGTAGTCCGCACGGATCCTGAAGGAATAGAAGTTGTCATCTGTATTTATGGTTCTGGTTCGCTAGCAGAACTAGCAACCTTCTTTCTGCATCATCATACTGTGCATCAAGCAATTTCTTATAAACATTCGGATATCGATCCCTTAACATAGCCCTCGTAGCATCATTCATATGCAACAAATTCATTTCAGTTAATATTCGCAAAAGCCTCTCACCACTAACCTCCAAAATAAGAGGTTCTTTACCTTCTTTCACGTTAGGAGGCCACCGTGACAACCACCGTGGGTCTTCCTCATTACGCAGAAGAGGGCTCCTCCTCTATAGGTTCAGTAAAGGTGAAATCCACCCACTCCGACCATGAGTCTCCATTATGAACAGCCACCGGTACTACAGCCGGAGCAAAGAGTGAAGGTTTCACTCCCGTCGTTACTTCTGTTTCAGAAACCAATGTCGTTGGTTCATCTTCAGTTGGGCCAAAGCGAATAACAGTCTTATCTGTAAACCCTGTTCCAATACAAGAAAGAACAAAATCTGGATCACCAGAAACAGCCGTATCCGGTGAAAGCGAAGTCAAGGTCGGTGGATCTTCTACAGTTATCTCAACCTCACAACCATCTGGGATAGCAGTAAGAATAAAGCTTTCAGCAGCAGAGCTACCACTAAAGAGAATACTGTCAACACTAACCGCACTTGTCGCAATATGCATATTGAACACAACCCGTTCATCTTCACCCCTTGCAAAAGTCAAATTATCTCCATGAAGAAAATCAACAGGAACTTTCTTCAAAACAACATTGGTCAATACTCCGTTTACAGCAACTTCTTGTCCGCGATTTGCATCTGTAACCGTGATGGTAGACATCAGAATCCCTCATAGTTTCCTAGGCTGATGGCGATGCCATAGGTGAAACAGTCCAACAGATCATCCTGACGGTCCTCAACATCGCCTACACGAAAACCGAGCACCTGACCAAGGAGATGATTCTTCGTAACCTGCTTATAGGTTAGAACACGATTGTACGCTGGTTCAAGGAATTTGACTCTCCCTTGGAAAACGTACCCGCTGACGTTGATTGCCCTTTCCGACTTGCCGAGTTGCGTGAGGCGTTGGGGCATTTCCGATGCTACGAGGTTTTTGCGACGTGCCTGTTGCAGCAGAATTGACCCACTGGCCTTGTCTTCGATAAAGCACCCTCGGGTACCTAGCCGGGATCCGCATTTTGTTGCATACTCCTCGAGATTGCGATAAATAACTGGGAGCCACATCTCCAACATAGAACCTTCGATCTGGAGATATTCATAGTCAATAATCTTCAACCAATGATCATTGCCCAATTTCTCATATGCCCAATAGATACATCCAGTGCCATCATTCTCTTTTCCAGTTTTGACAGCAGTATCTATGGTTGCGAAAACGTACAAACACCGCTGAGGAAATGGTTCAGGTTCATTATTCGTGAGAAGATTATTCAGGCTGAAGAATGCTTCACCAGACCAATCTACAAACTCAGCCAAATACTCCTGCGCGTATACGAGCGGATGATTGTCCTGCTCTAGGCGCGCGAGCTCATCTGCCGGGAGGAAGGGGTTGTTGTGGGATGGGGCGTGGTATTCTTTGAACCCGTACTCTGGTAAGTTGCAAATGCGCCAGAATAGATTGTCTTCGTTGATTCCATTAGT